TATTTTCTTTTACAAAATTCTTATGATGAACAGTAGGTTTTTCTATAATCTTATACTCTTCATTATATATGTCTTTAGCAATAAGTTTATGTGTATATTCATATTTCTTTTCACTTGGATCATAAATTCTTTCATATCCCTTTTTATCTTTATTTGTATAAAAAGGCATTAATGAATCATTAATTGTTAATTGATCTGCTCTTTTATTGCTTCCATCTCTTAGCATAAATGGATGTTCAGGTGCAGAATCTATATATTTTTTATTATCAAGGTGCACTCTAATAAGTTTTTTAGCTACATAATTTTTACCACACCATTTAACTTTGCCAGGTACAATTTTATTTGTTTCATCCTGAACAGAATATACCCAATTTTCTATACCATTATCATAATCATTTGCCAACTCTTTTATTGTTTTCTTTTCACCATTCAATAAAGGAATTTCGGTATATCCAGCAATAGGCATAGGATTAAAACGGTAGTCAATTTGGCCTGTTGATTCTGTAATAAGAGGTGTTCTCTTTAATGCATCTCTTGATGATAAGATATATTGTTCAACATCATTTGGAGGAATGTTTGCAACGTCAACATAGAAAACTCTTCTTTCAGGTGCTCGAACAATTCTATAAATCATCATAGCATCTTCACCTAATTGAAGCTGTTTCCAAATCTTTCTAGCAGGGTCAAGAGCAGATCTACCATAAGGTAGATACCTATCATCACCTAAAATTCTCATATGAGATATCTGGAAACTTTCAAATGTTGTATTTCCTTGTGCAGTCCATCTGAATCTGAGACTATTAGGATCACCATCAAAACCTTCTTCTCTTTCAATCTCCACCACAGGGAGTGCTATAGACCCTAATACACCATCTTTTTCAACGATATCAAGGAGGTTGAAGTGGTCACCATACTTGACCATGTTACGGATCCACTGCCATAAGTGGAATTCAATATCCAATCTCTCATAGAATAATTCTTCAAGCTCTCGTTGGATTCTCTCATTATTAGATTCTATACGGAGAATCTCATCCAATTCCGAATATGTACATGCATCATCGGCATAAATATTCAATGCCTGTGATACTTCAGGTGATTGATCCATCTCTTCATAATCTTTAACTCTCTCATTTCTTTCTATCCCACCTGCTAAAGCTTGGTTATAAAGAGAAGTTGCAGCTCTCGAGAATGTATCGAACACGCGTCGTTGGGCCCTGATGCCAGGGCGCTCTGTTGGATTTTTCCACTTACCTTGTGTTCCTGATAAAACTTTTCTTAATGTTTCAAGTCTAGTTGCCATTTATTTTATTCCTATCTATTTATTCATTATTCTAAGTTTTGATATATCTAAGTCAATAGCTTTTCTGCCATACCATTTGTCATTAATAATGAGTCTTATTCTTTGCATACCACCACCCGATAATATAACATTTTTTACACCTTTCGATTTAAGATATTTTCCAATCATCTCCATTGCTTCTTTATTGGGTGCTTTCATTGTAGATGACAGAACATGATCGGATTCGTTTATTTTATCCATTCCGTCCATCATTTCTACTACTTCATTATAATTATCCAATTTTTCCATCCTCATTCAAAAATTTATCTTATGTAGAAAGTTTTGCAACAATAGCCATTTCTCTACGCTTCTTGGCAGATTTTCCTTTAAATTGTGGTGCATCAGAATCTTGGAAATCTTTTATAACTGCTTTCATACTTGCTTTTTTAATATTGATCCCTTCTTTTACTTCTGTACCAGTCTTTAATATTTTTGCTTTATCAAGTTCTATTTGTTCTCATTCCAACTGCACTACCTGTTAATATGGCACCAAATGCCAAATGAAATAATCCGCCTCCCATAAGGGTGAACGGGTCGTGTTGCCCGGTGAGTTTCTTCATCAATTCCATCTGAACTAATACGTGTTCTGTAGAATTTATAATTTCCATAAATTGTGCTATATCTGGTCGGTTTAACCCGTACCAGACCGGCACAAATAAGAAATCATAAAAACAAATAAAAAGGTACACAGACAAGGCGGCCCATCGCCAAGTCATTGTACTCTTTTCAATATCAGATAACATTAGCAGACTCCTTCCGCGACAACAGGACCCGGAGGTGTTTTTCCTCTATACCATACTTTTCCTTTCAATACTTCCTCTGCTTTTTTAACATCGGATTTTTTGACATATACTTTATTGTTTTTCCATTCACCCTTCAGCCCTGCATGATCTAATGCCATTCTTACTTGCAACCTAGTTCCCTCATTCAATGCAATGCCTAACTTCATTTTTATATCCTCGTATTATCCTATTTTAATAAATCAAATTACGACTGAATGTTTATTTTCTACCTTTCACATTGGAACCCAATCAACTTCATATTCTAAATTCATTATATCGTCTATTGACAACATAGGTACTTCTTTTTTCAAAACTTGAAAATGTTTTGAAAAGTCAAAACCTGTTGGTTTTCCCCTAACTCGTCTATATACCTTACCCTTTTCTATCTTTACATCAGCGCCTAGATAAATATTATTAGCTTTTAACAAAAACTGTTTAAATAATTGGTTTTCTCTTTTAAGAGCATCGATTTCATGTGGTCGTTTTGCCCATGGAAGATCAAAATTAAACCATTCTCGATCATGTTCTTGATGTTGTTTAATATGAATCATTTCATGTGCTAAATTAATTAATATATTTTCATAATGACTAAAATTACTTCCAGTCAAATAATTTTGTTTCATATGTATTATAGTCTTATCTTTTTGATGCCAAACCTGAGCATCACCGTGACCAGCTGTTTCGCCTTTGATGAGAACTATTTGATACTTTTTTTTCTTTAATTTAAGTACGTTTTCATATATACCTATTGCTATAAAAACCAAAGCTTTGATATTATCATCAGGACTATATTTTCTAAATGATATTCGTTTTGACAGCTTAGAAAAATCTACCTTTTTGATAGACTCACTAAATTTTTTCTCTTCTTCTTCTTTTTGCTTCAAAATATTTTTTGCTTTTTTAATAATTTCATCATCAGAAACTTCTTCAATTGCTTCCCTTAATTTCATTTATTTATATGCCCCGATTAAAAATATCTCGTATTATTCTATTTTAGTAAATCAAATTGCGACTGAATATTTATTTTCTAACCAGTACGTATTCTAAACCATGTGTGCTATCATATGTACCATCTAATTTATATCCAAATTTATTAGCATATCTTTTTATCATCATTGAGTATAACTTATTTCTACTTTCTTCTTTTGCAGCAAAAGTAAATGAAGCCGGTTTAACTTTTTTTAAGAACTTACTTATAACATCAAATACAGTAGCAAAGACTCTGAATTGATCACCTTTGTTTGTAATACCCATACCTTGTAGGCCGGATCCTTCATCAGAAAATATTACTGACCATTCTTGTTCTTCATCATCGTCAGAGTCTTTATTATCTATTTTTACTTTGAATAAATCTCTAGCATCAGTCTTAAATTTTGCAATCCATTGGCTGCCTGCTGTTCTTAATTCATATTTATAAGGCTTGTTCATTACTTCATTCAATTTCATTTAACAATCCCTTTAGAATCTGGCAAAGCATGTTGAATTTGTTCTGTTGCAATTTCAGGCTCGGGTGCAGTCGTTGGAGGTTCTGCGGTCAATGATCCGAATGCTATAGAAATCAAACCTGCTACAATAACCGCAACAAGGCCGCTTTGAATTTTTGTTTTCGTTTCTAGAACGGTTATTTTTGTAAATAACATATTCCAGTTATCCTTCCAAACCGCACCGCGCGCATGCATATCAATTGTAAGTTCATCCAACTTATAGTCATGTCGGTCTGTTGTTTTAGCAATATGTTTTATTTCATTTAGGATAACGGTCTCAAATTTTGAGGGGCCGTTGGCAAGATAATTGTCCAGCTCTTCTCGTTCACTCATTATTATAACTCCATTTCTTAACATCAGTTATATTTTATGTGCCCCATATTTTATTTCTTCTTAAACTTCTTCTTCATTGCTGCATCCATCTCTTTAACTGGATATTCTTTTCGAAGAACAGCAGACCCATGTTTAAATAACATACTGCCCACATTAAGGTTCCAATAATCGATTCTCTTTGTCAACTTTTCAACAACTCTTTCCATTGCTTCAGCAACAATTTCCATCATCTCACTCTCAGCGGTCTTCGATAGATTCTTCTGATTCCATTCGTACCCTGCAGCATTTCCATCATCATTATTATCTTCGATATCAAATTTCAATTCTCTATCGATCCTATTTTTTAGTTGCTTCTTCTTTGGAATTTCTTGATCAAGCATATCCAATATAATGGTATCCAATGCTTTTGGCACTGCGGCTGCTTCCGAAATAACTTGCTTTCGAACAATCTCATATGCTTCCTTTGCTTCATTTAGCTTCATATCAACCACCTCATGTCTTCGTGACCTCTACCGGTCGCTAGCTTATATGATTCGTGTGTATCACCTTCTTTTTTCTGGGAAGATATAACTCCATACTCCCAGGGTGTGCTCCCATATGAAACATTCCCAAGCAGAGTTCGTGAAACTTCTCCGCCCTGTTGGAACAACATCATATCGGTATTTCTTACATACATCCCGATTGCAAGGGCCATGACCATATCATCATGATATCCCTCCATCGCCATCGGTTTTCCCTTCACATATATAAAGGTCTGAAATTCTGCCAACAATCTCTTCGAATGGAGTATGATATCATGATTTCTTATATCCTCTTCCATTCTTGCAATAATCAGTGGGCGAGTTCTCGCAGTCGTCGCGAAGCCCGGTTTCAGTCCTCTTCTTGTCTTATCATAAAAGTCAACATTCTGACTGCCCCTAGAAACATCTACAAATTGCTTTGTTCTATCAGTCCAGTAAAGATTCTGATAATTTGAATTGATAACCTCTTGAATGGTTGCATGACCGACTCCATTATTCTCAATAACCAGTTTAGCATCATTATACTGAACAGCAATCTGTATCAACAATCTAGCAAATAAATCTGTAGGTAGCTTTCCCTTATATTCACCAACCTGTTCATATTTTACAGTATCAAATATCTGAGCAGCTGAATAATCATTCCCATCACCACGAGCAACATCCGCAGATATTAGATAGGAGGCGCCAGGCTGTGGATATTCCCAAATCCAGAATCCCCGGTCAAAGCCAGATTTCTCCAACGGTTCTCTCGCGTACGGTTGACTTGGAGCAATATTGAGGAATTTATCCCTCCCGTCAGTATCAAAGCGAGAAACATCCAACACTTCATTTCGACCCGGTTCTTCTGCGGGTCGGCTCTCAACTGGTTCTTCAATTCCCAGAGCTCTTTGTGCCATAGTGATCGGGTCGAGGACAGAATCTTGCGAACGCCTTATCGCGGGGGTCAAAGAACTGCCGGAATTTTTTTCAGCAGCGGAATTTTTTCTGCCCGAATTTTTTTCAGCAGAGGCAATTTCGTTCGTGTTTATATCTTCATCAAAATTATCAGAAATTGTTTTTTTACCGGGAGAATTGGGTAATTCTTGTGAGAGGGAGCCATTACTAGGGTTCCTTTCATACCATGCTAAATCATTGATATCGACGACTTGATTTCCTGATTGGAGGAAGTCTGCGTCGTGCTCCTGCGCAAAAGCTTGTGGGCCAATTTTAGCTCTTTCATTGTCTGCCCATATAACATTGCGATCAGGGTGATTGGACCAGTGAAGTTTGATAGGATTAAATGTCTTTTTTTGTCCTGCAATTGTCACACTGACCCCCGTTTCGGCTTCACTATACATTTTGTGGAACCAGTTACCCATCCCATTTGGTGTACTAAGTGCAATACA